CTCGCCTTTACGCAGAGCGTGTTGTTTCTCGGTTGGTTGGGCAAATATGGATCTACAACCAAGTGGGGAACGTGCAGCAGAGAGCCTTGTTTGGCATGGTTAGATACTGCGCGAGAGAACTTGGGATCAAACACGTGATGGTGGATAGTCTCGTCAAATGCGGGTTGGGCGTAGACGATTACAACTCTCAGAAACACTTTGTGGATCAGCTCACGTCACTCGCGAAAGATGAGGGCGTACACATCCACCTGGTAGTTCATATGAGAAAGCTCGCTAACGAATCTGAAGTACCCGACAAGCACTCAATTAAGGGTGCGGGTGAGATTACTGACCTTGCAGACAACGTGATCATTGTAGCGAGGCGAACGGTCAACCTTGATGGAGCGCCTGATGATCCGACAGGTTTCATTCGCGTGGCAAAGCATCGTCACGGTGAGTACGAAGGAACGTGGGGTTTTTGGTTCCACGAAGAATCACAGCAGTGGGTTGCTGCCCCTGATCGCGGTTGCTTGCCTTGGCCTAATCTTGATGAGCAGGAGGCTTTGAGTGTCTGAAGAGAAGCAACGGACGATTAGACAAAATCGCTCGCTCCACAAATATGCCGAACTGTTAGCCCAGGCTCTCAAGGAGGCGGGTTACGAGGACATGCGTACCGTGGTCAAAGTCCCAATTTCTCCAACCAAGGAGAATGTGAAGGAGGAGATGATCAAGCCTGTGATGCAAGCCATGTTTCCCGAGTTGGACTCAACCGCGAAGCTGACCACAAAGCAGATGCAGGAATTGTATGAGCAGATGAATGTATTTACCTCTGAGCGCCTTGGCGTCAGTGTCGTTTGGCCTTCAGAAGAACCACCCGCCTGGGAGAAATTTTATGGCAATTAAGATAAGCCCTGCTGATTCAGCGTTTAGCAAATGCGTCAGGGAACGTAACGATTGGAGTTGCGAACGGTGTCACAAGCAATACGACAAGGGATCAACAGGACTGCATTGCAGCCATATCTTTGGACGCAGAGCGAGAACCATTCGTTGGTGTGGCGATAACGCCCAGGCTCTATGCTTCTCGTGTCACCAATGGTTTGGGGGCAACCCTCTTGATGCTACGCAATGGCTGACTGAAACGTTAGGCCAAGGTCACATTGATCTGCTGCGGGAAAAGCGAGAGAACATCGTCAAGGTATCCAAACTCGAGGAAAAAGACATCGCAAAACACTACCGCGAGGAGCTTAAAACCCTGGAAAAAAAACGTGCTGAAGGTGTCATCGGAAGGATTGAATTTGTCAGCTATCAGTAATACAATCAAACACTTAGAGGAATTTTAATGTACAAATTCGCCATAAAAAACGTCTCTGACTTAGTGCCTTACGCAAACAACTCAAGGCTGCATAGTGACGCCCAGGTGGAGCAGTTAGTCGCATCAATCAAAGAGTTCGGTTTTACCAACCCCATCTTAGTCAACGAGGAAGGTGGGATCATCGCAGGGCATGGGCGTGTACTTGCTGCCCAACGCATGGGGATGACACAAGTCCCGTCTATCGTAATCACGGGTTTAAACGAGGCTCAACAAAAAGCACTCGTTATCGCAGACAACCAACTTGCTCTCAACGCAGAGTGGGACTTTGGCAAACTCAAACTCGAGATAGGCGCGTTAGAGGACTTAGACTTTGATCTGAACGTCCTTGGCTTTGAGGACGACTTCCTCAAGGACTTGATGGCAGAAACAACCGACGGTGAAACCGATGCGGATGCCGTACCTGATATCCCAGACGATCCTGTAACGGAGCCTGGTGATGTATGGATACTCGGTAGGCATCGAGTCATGTGCGGTGATAGCTTATCCATAGACCATGTGGAAAAGCTGTGTGAATATCAGTTAGTAGATATGTGGCTCACTGATCCTCCGTACAACGTGGCGTATGTCGGCAAGACAAAGGACGCGCTAACGATTGAGAACGATCAAATGGGTGACTCTAACTTCAGGGAGTTCCTGCGTGATTCGTACTCGGCAGCAGATGCGGTGATGAAAGCAGGGGCTGTGTTTTATATATGGCATGCTGACTCTGAGGGTTATAACTTCCGAGGAGCTGCGCACGACGTTGGTTGGACGGTCAGGCAATGCTTGATCTGGAAGAAGCAAACAATGGTCATGGGCAGACAGGACTACCATTGGCTACACGAACCTTGTCTCTACGGATGGAAGGAAGGTGCAGGACACCTTTGGGCATCGGATAGAAAGCAAACAACCGTCCTGGAATTTGACCGCCCGACTCGCTCTACAGAACATCCAACGATGAAACCTGTGGAGTTATTCGCTTATCAGATGTTAAATAATACGAAGGGCGACGACATCGTACTGGATAGCTTTGGCGGTTCAGGCACGACTATAATCGCCGCTGAGAAGTATGGACGACGTGGTAGGGCGATGGAGTTAGATCCAAAGTACTGCGACGTGATCGTTCAGAGATGGCAAGAATTTACAGGGAAGGAGGCTCTGCTTGAGCAGGATGGCCGACCCTTCAGTGAGGTGAAGAATGTCAGACAAACCGGTGGGCAGACCACGGATTGAGATAACCAATGATGAATGGCAGAAGATCATTGGCTTGATTCGTATTCAATGCACCGCAGAGGAAATCTGTGGAATCTATGGTTTCTCCGAGGACACTTTGTCCAGGCGAATCGCAGAGACGGATTGGCTCGAAGCATCTAGTTTTGCGGAGCTATATAAAAAGCATCAGCATGAGGGAAAGGCCTCTTTGAGACGCGCTCAGTGGAAAGCAGCGACAGATGGCAACGCAACCATGCTTGTGTGGCTTGGCAAAAATATGCTTGGTCAAACCGATAAGCAGGATATCCAGTTATCAGGTGACGAGAACGCTCCGCTTGCTTTCAAGTGGCAGGATTGATGAAGGTCATCGAGATCAACTACAAGCCTCGTCCTGAGATGCGTCCTTACCACAGTCGAGCCGAGCGCTTTGCGTGTATTGTCGCGCATCGTCGTTTCGGCAAGACCGTTGCTGCAATCAATGACCTGATTAGAACTGCCCTAACGCTGCAAAGACCTCAAGTGCGGGTGGCATACATTGCTCCGTACTACCGACAGGCCAAAGCTATCGTCTGGGACTATGCAAAGGAGTTCACCAAGAATGTCCCTGGTTGCCTCGTTAATGAGTCGGAGCTTAGGATTGATTTTCCTAATGGCGCTCGTCTGCGCTTATTCGGTGCAGATAACTATGATGCTATGCGTGGGCTTTACTTTGACAGCGTGGTTCTTGATGAACCGGCTGACTTCCCTCTTGGTGCTTGGCCTACAGTCATCAGACCAGCGCTTGCGGACAGGAAGGGCTCGGCCACGTTCATTGGTACGCCCAAGGGCAAAAACGAGTTCTGGGAGACTTACCACTTAGCGCTGCAAGACCCATCCTGGTACTGCGCCATGCATAAGGCATCCGAAACTGATTACCTGGACGACGATGAGTTAGAAGAAGCCAGGAAGATCATGGGGGAGGATCGGTACGAGCAGGAGTTTGAATGCAGCTTTGAGGCAGCAATTGCGGGTGCGTACTACGGCACAGAGATGAAGGCTGCAACTACTGAGGAACGAATCACCTCGGTACGGTACGACAGAACCATTGGCGTTATAACGTCATGGGACTTAGGTGTTGGCGATAGCACTGCGATTTGGTTCATGCAGCCAATGCCGAATGGTGACTTCCATGCGATTGATTACTACGAGTGCAGTGGCGTTGGTCTTGACCACTACGCTCATGTCTTGCAGGAGAAGGGGTACGCTTACGACTACCACATCCTCCCGCATGACGTTCAAGTGAAAGAGTTGGGTACTGGGAAGTCTCGCCTGGAGACCTTGGACAGCCTGGGCGTTCGTCCTGTTGAGATTGCTCCGAAACTGATGGTGGACGACGGTATTCAACAGGTGCGGATGATGCTTGACCGCTGCTGGTTTGACGCTGAGAAGTGTGATCGAGGGATTGAAGCACTGCGTCAGTACCAGCGTGACTTTGATGAGAAAGGCAAGACTTGGCGAGGTAGGCCAAAGCACGATTGGACGTCTCACGGTTCTGATGCGATGCGTTACTTTGCGGTTGGGTATCGAGTCCAGTCCGAGTCCTGGGGCCAGCCTATTCGCAGAAACCTTTCTGGTGTAGTATAGAGTCCTGGAAAACTCTATCGGACGCAGGGCATGGCATCAATTTGGGACGATATCGTTGCAGCAGTCGCAAACAAGGAAGTTCCCTTAGAAAGCGCTGTTGATCAGATTGAGATGATGGGCTTCCCCCGTGGGACAGCAACCAAGATAGCAACTGGCGAACTACCGATGGACGCAGCGTCCCGTGAAGCTCGTCGTGTTGAGCAGAATTTCATTGACCCTGTATACCACTCTGGAAACCTTGAGGGTGCTACTGAGGTTCGTCCTGGTAGCATTTTATGGGCATCTGATAACCCTGCCGTGACTGCTGGCTATGGCCGATCTGGTGCTGACACATATCCTGGGACGGGTAACGCAGGATATCGCTTATACGTTAATCCTGAGAATTACGCTTCCTACAATGCCGAAGGATCAATGTGGGAGAATCTAGAGATGCCTCTCAACGACATTGTAATGCCTGATGGTACGAAGGTTCCTATCAC